CAGATACCGAACCTTGAATGGACTATCCCACACGATGAGATGGTCACAACCAAAGTGTTATCCGATGTCAAACTTGCGTTCGCTCACGGCCACAAAATCACCGGCAAAGAAGTTGAATGGTTGAACGCACAGTCGATAATGATTCTGCGTGAACAAGGACGCGAACCTGACCTGTGGATCACAGCACACAAACACCATTTGCAAGTCACCGATCATGGTGCATACACCCGTATCCAATGCCCGTCAATGGATGGTGGATCAAAGTGGTTCGCTGACTCTAAAGGTGTTTGGTCTACCCCAGGTACGCTCACGCTGCTGGTGGGTCGCCATGACAAACGGAACTGGTCTGATCTGGAGGTCCTATGAAAGACGCACGTTTATGCCCATGCGTATATCGTGGGGTGATCCCACGTAACCCTGACTGCGGAGAAAAACCCGATGACTTTGATGAATAGAACCGTCGTTTATATTCGTTGGGCTGACACCCATCTGTCCGAAGGTGGCTGGCTAGATATGCAGTCCTATGAGGACGATGGTGAATGTCTCGTAGACACCATAGGGTTCCTAATACCAGTCGGTGAACCAGGTTCCAAAGATAACCATGTGACCGTATGGCAAACCATTTGCAAAGAAGAAGGCATCCACGCTATACATATCCCTGTAGCGATGGTACGCGACATGAAAGCGATTGACTTGACATTAACCGTGTAACACCCCTAGATTAAAAATACCTGCACAAACCATAGGAGGAACAATGCAGAATCTATCAACCATCCCCAAGCCAACACACGGCAGCCAAGACTGGCTCAACCTACGTTGGGCAAACGAAAAAGGTGAGAAACGAATCACCGCATCAATAGCAGCAGCGATCCACGGTGAACACAAATACACCACACCCGCTGACCTTGCCGTTGAACTTTTGGCAGACACACCCCCTGTACCAAAAGAACAAAATGATGCGATGCGTCGAGGCACAATCCTTGAAGGCCCACTCATGGGTTGGGCAGGAGAAATACTTGGTGACTTCATCGTGGAACCAAACGAAATGTTCTGTTACGAAGAACCAGGTGTACGCCTCATGTCCACAATGGACGGACGATCAACTGTCACCGGCAAGTTTTATGAACTCAAAACATATAACAAGCGTTGGACGGGACAACTTTCCCGAACCTGGTACTGGCAAGGAGTTCAACAAGCGATATGCACAGGTAGTCACGAAATCCACTGGATCATATTTGACAGCGACCTGCAACTTCAGTTCCATACACAAACCGTAACTAGTGACGAGAAACAACTCCACATTGAGGCAGCCCGCAAATTCTTGGGCTTCATCGACATGGGAATGATGCCTGACATAGCTGATCCCACCTATGACAACGCCAGTACGCTCTACCCCGAGGGTTACGGAAACACAGTCGTACTCGGTCATGAGGTGTATGCGAGTCTAGAACGGTTGGCACAAGCCCGTGAACAGAAGAAGCAGGCTGAAGCTGTTGAGGAACTCATCAAGGGTGAACTGGCGATGCTGTTGCAGGACGCTGAGTATGGCGCGATTGACGGAACCCAGGTCGTATCGTGGAAGAACAGCAAACGCACATCGTTTGACACCAAGAAGTTTGAGGCTGAGCATCCTGCGTTGGCAGAAAAGTTTAAGAAAACATCAACCTTCCGCACTATGCGGATCATCGCTAAGGAGGCGAAGTAATGAGTTCACCGTTTGAATTGTTGCGTGATCCAAATACGATTACGTTGAAGGTGACAGAGGCAGCAGACTTGTTGCGCATATCTAGACCACACGCATATAAGCAGTGTGCAGAGACAAATCAGTTAGGACAGTTCCCAATCATTCGCATTGGAGAATCAATCAGAGTATTGGCACAGCCAATTCGTGAAGCATTAAACATACAAACAACAGAGGGAGCAACGAAATGAAACTAGAAGAAATCATCAGCAAATATGGCGTACCTGATCCGAAGATCGTAGGCAAACTACCTAAAGGTGGGATGCAACTTGACTTCGTAGGTCACGCAGACGTAACCAAAATGCTTATCGAGATTGACCCTGAGTGGACATGGGAACCAACCGCGTTTGATGCGAACGGCCTACCGGCTTACCGTGTGGAGAACGGCATGGCACACATGGCAGGCTGGCTCACCATCCTCGGTGTACGCCGCTTGGGTATTGGTTCGGTCATGCATAACAAACCTGACCTGCTCAAAGAGTTGATCTCGGACTTCATTCGTAACGCCAGTATGCGCTTCGGTGTATGCCTGTCGTTGTGGACTAAGCAAGAGTGGGATGATGTTTCATACACCTCATCTACACCTGCACCTAAGCCTTCAGTACCGCTAAAAGATATGTCGATATCAATATCTAAAGCATCAGCAACACACAAAGACCCGTTGGTGTCGATGGACAACATCAAACGTTTCGTAGATGCTTGCAAGACGGCAGGGCTGAACCATGAACACATTGCCAAGTCAGCAAAGATTGACCTAGCAGACCTGAAAGAATCACAGATGCCAGCGTTGCGTGAAGCGTTCGCCAAAGCAAAAGAGTTGGCAGCATCATTCGCTCAAGAAGATGTAGCACAAGAAGATGAGTTGCCACCTGAAGTGATGGACGACTTCAACCCTGCGTTCAAAACCACCCAAGAAGCAGTCGCAGCAGTCATCAACATTTTCTCTGCCGAAGAAGTGGTAGCAGAATCCAAAGCCAACCATCCTGCCAACGGCACACCACAAATCAAAGAACCTGGCGCACCGGCAACAAGCAAACAGATCGGAATGTTCCGCGCTCTAGCATCAAGCAAAGGTATTGGGCAGAAGGCTGAGCAACTGTCAATGGCATCAGACTCATCAGGCCGTGTGATTGGTTCGTTAGAGGAACTCACAAAGTCTGAGATTTCTGAACTCATCACCATCTTGAAGGCGTAATGGCTGTCGAGCAGAACAGGAAGGATTACTGTGAAGGCAACAAAGAAAAATGCACAGTCGATGGATGCCCTAAGTTCGGAACTCTTGGACGTGAAGCTCGTGACGGTAAGCGACGGGTCAAAGGATGTAACGATCCTGTTGCCCGTGGCAAGAACTCACGTCGTAAAGGACTAAAAAAACAGCGCGATGCCCGCAAGCGTCTAGGTGTTGCCCCTTCACATAAGTTTGGTGACGCAAACGAGGAGCGTTGGCAGGACGAAATCTTTGCCAATGAGGTAAAAGCTGGCAAACAAATACAACCTGCTGTAAATGCTTGGTTGCGTATTGAGAGCCAAGTCAAATCCAACGAAGCCGATTTCGGTTCACGCAGGAAACCAGCAAGAGCAATACTCATGCCTGATGGATGGGGTAACGAAGGTTTGGTCATCATCAGACTGTCAACATGGGATGACTTGGTTCGCCCTGCGATGGAATGTTATTATTTAGAGAAATAAATATCCCTGCACAGTTTCAGCTGCCAGGGATTGACCGAACGATCGGAGTTCGATATGAAAAAGTGTAGCAAGTGCGGGATAGAACAAGAGATATCTTTCTTTCACCGGCAAGAAACAAAGCCTGATGGAAGGCATAGTTGGTGTAAAACTTGTAGAAACTTGACGCTCGCCAATTATCGCGAGAACAACCGTGAATCAATTAGGGAACGGCAACGTATTCAGCAACAGTCACGGCGTAAGAACAATCCCGATGCGGTAAAGAACTCAAAATTGAGGGAAGCACACAACATCTCTTTGGAAGATTACAAGCGCGTATTAAAAGAACAGAACGGCAAGTGTGCTATTTGTGGTGACACAAACGGAAGAATTGATCTTAGAACTGGACGACCAATGATGCTGTCCGTGGACCACGATCACACTTGCTGTGATGGAAAGAACAGTTGCGGGAGTTGTTTTCGCGGGTTACTATGTAACAAATGCAATATGGGGCTGGGGCATTTCAATGATGACCTACAACTCATAACGAAAGCAGTCGAGTACCTAGCCCAATCGCTGTAAGCAATCCGTAATAATTTGCTAAACTTGGAGGACCGATGAGATCACTTGTACGGCTATTTGCCGTTGCTCTAGTAGGGACAATTACCTTCGGCAGCATGGTTAAAGCTGCTGAAGCCCCTGCCAACCCTGCGAACCCGTCAGTATCGCCTCTCTCAGAGGCTTACAGAGCGTCTGACAAGGTTCTGATACTGCCTGTCGAGCAGGTTCCTGCGGGTGTACCGAAGGATAAAACGAAGCGTTGCCCTCAATGGGAAGCAGAGTTCGCAGCGTTCGGGCTACCAATAAAAACATTTTCATATATTGCTTGGCGTGAAAGCCGGTGTAACCCGCTGGCCCACAACAAAACATTGAACCGTAACAAGTCCCAAGACCGAGGGTTGGTGCAGATCAACTCCAGTTGGGTTACGGTCACAGCAAAAGAATGTGCTTCACAACGAGGCGATTTGTCGGTACTGTTTAACGTACGGTGCAACCTTGCGGTAGCCCGATACCTTTACAGGAACGGCGGCTTAGGACATTGGAACTTATAGACGAATATCAAGATGACAACGAGGGAGAGGGAATGTCAGCAGCCGAAAACTATGACTATTACAGTCTGGTCAACAAAAAGTTTAGTTTCGTGGAGGAAGCAGCGTGTCGAGGCGCAGGCCCCGAACTGTTTTTCTTAGAAGAAGGACAAGGAACAGAGAACCATCACAAACTTGCACAGGCACGAACGATCTGTTTCACCTGCCAGGTTAAAAAAGATTGTCTTGACTTTGCGTTAGACAACAACATAGGCTCAGGTATATGGGCGGGAACAACACCACTACAGAGGAAGGCGTTACGTCGTGAGCGTAGAGACACCGATAGAGTTTGAGTTAGAGCAATACAAGGATCGTGTGGATGCGATGCAGATTGCGAACGAACTGTTACGTGATGAACGTGACCGCTATAAAGATGCTGCCGATTCGCTTCACCTAGAACTAGAAGCATGTAAGCAAACCTTGAAGCAAGCCGAGTCGGTTATCTCCAGGTTGCGTACTCATATCGCGCAGGGTGTGGAGTTGTGACACCAGCGTTAATCGAACTTTTCGTTGATCGCCTGTGCGGAATGTATCCGACAACAAACATCGCACGCAACACCGTCAAAAACGCTTGGGTAAAAGACGACCTACTGCTTGACGCATCCGAAGATGACGCCAAAACCGTACTCAAAATGTGTGAATCATTGGGACATTACCCGAACCAGTTTGAAGTGAAGATGATGTTCAACAAGGTGATGGGTGTGCGCAACGCTGAGATCGGTTGCGATGACTGCGAAGGAACAGGGTTCGTTTACACCGATCCTGATTTCTCAGGTGACTATAAGCAACGGTTCGTCCGGACCTGTAAATGTAGGGCTGCATGATGAAAGGTGAGCATTGGTCTTGCCCACGCTGCCAACAGCGCATGATTACACACGTCACGGTAAAAGAACCACCGACATGTGGCAATAAACATAAACCGATAGAGATGGTGAGGGTGAAATGACGTTCGACGAATGGATCAAGCTCGGTTACGACATGGGGTATTGCAGCCCACCAGTCTGCTCGACACATGACGGGACACCAACAACAGCTACCGAAGATGAAATTTGGGAAGATGGCGACGACCCATGCCTTCACATTGTGAGGGTGTATAACACTATCGAGGAAAAGAAAAGTGTCGAAGCAAACTATTCTCCGGCAACATGGAGAGCAACCGAATTGGGTTGGATATAAAATAAGAAGGACCGCCTCGACCTCCCAGGGGTGGGAAGGGAGGCGATCCCAATGGCGGCAACACGGTCACGGGTAGGTACCCCGCAAGCGTTTTTGATGTTGCCTTACCTCTATTTAGACTATCTGCCGGACACTCACGCCAACAAACCCGTTGCCGGTAATGGCCGCGTGTGCGCTCTCAACGGTGGTGAACTGATACCAGAACCGTTCCGCTTCCGTGAACGTTATCCCCTGCCAACGATACGGTCCTGCCCAGGTACGCCCATCATGATCGCGTCGAACCACGTAGCGTGTTGCAGGTATCTTGCGCTCACGTTCGAGCGCGATCACCTTGACACGTTTCGAGACACGACGGCCAAGCCGCCTCCACCTCACGCGATATTCGCCAGTACTTGTATTCCTTCAGCCGTGATATGGCACACTTGTTGCTCGACACCGGCACTGGAGATACGTGTCTTACCGTTCGGCTTGATGTATCCGGCCTGGCGTAGCTCGCTGCACCGCTTCCAATAGCAACACTTCGGAAGCGAGGCGAGGCCACTCACGTTGCCTGCCTCCTCATCAGTGAGATAGTAGTGCGCGTAGTAGGTGGCTAATAGTTTGGCGCGTTGTGATCCTGCGCGAACCGTAAGTGACTGAGCACCCGCTTTCGAGGTTGCCCCATTGTTGCGGCGTACACCTAGCCAACCGTTCGCGTGACCGATAGCGGCCCATTCGTCGTAGTTCATGCTGTCACCTCCACCACGTCAATAACACCGACAATAACCCCGACATTATCGCTAACTATTTCAGTGAACCCTAGTGCCTGGCGGTAAGTATCGAACCAATACACCCTTACATCTAATTCCTTACAGTCGTATATTGCTACACGCGCTTGCGTTGGGTATCCGCCATTAGTACCCATTACGCCCTCCAACGTGGATAGTTGCGGACTGGCGCAAGGTTGGTGTATGAGGCCACGCCGTTCGCGTGAATAGCCGAGGCTTCGATATCACTCACGTCTAAATACTTTATGAATAAGGCCGCGTCACAGTCACCTTCTAGGTAGGCGTACGCTCCCTTGACATATGAGAACGTACTAATTCCATCACCGCCACTAGCCTTATCTATCTGATCCGCGAACCTTGCCGCCTTTAGTGGCACTTGTAGCCACTCATGCCCACTATCAGCGAACCATTTGCAGCGAGACAGTATCCCGTCCCTAGCTTCATTTACCAAAGTATCCATAATGTGACCCCTCCAAGAGTCGTTGTTACCTCACGTTGAGGTAGTCCCCGTTGCGGATCGAACCGCCACGCCCAACGGCGACGGGGGAATAACTATTCCGCGTCCTCGCAATATGTCTCACTAATGAATAGGTACGACATAAGCGCGGCCCGCAATTCTTCGAGCGTCATAACGTGGATCATGCAGCTACCTCCACCAACTGACGCAAGCCCGTAGGCCACTTCGAGACCTCGCCATTAGCCTCGATACGGAACGAACCCACCTTTACCGCCTGGGTAATCTCATCATAACTACCCGTCACCTTTAGCACCTTGCCCGTTATCGCGTCGTCGTTGCCCTTACCCTTAGTAAAGATATAGCTCACCCCGTTTATGGTGTACCTATTCTGCACTCCCGATAACGCCTCGCAAGTCTCACGCCATAACCTAAACGTATTATCTGCACTCATAATATGACCCCTCCCAGGACCGTAACCCCAACACCTTATTGGGATAGCTCCCGCGCCCGTCGTGAACGGGCCGCCGCCTACGCGGTACGGGATACCTTTATAGTTCGATAGCCCTCCAAGCGTCAATAACTATGCCAATGAGATCGAGACATTCCCCGTCGGTAAAGTTTTCGCCAGGTAAATCGTGCATGACCTTGACTAGTTCCAATGCCCGCCCGTCAAGCCCGTCGCCGCTATCTATGCCGCGTTGCATGACACTGAGCACCCTGGCCCGCATATCGTCAGCGTTCCATGAACCGTCTACCAGTGGATCATTGTCAAATAAATTGCTCATAAATTGCCCCCTTTACCATGTCTAGTCACCATAACTAGATCGCGCCCGCCGCCGCCATGAACGACGCGCCCCCTACGGGGAACGGGCTAACCACTACCAACCGCGCCGCGTAATCTGATCTCGACGGCGTTGCACTATCTCGCGTGTATGCCTGACACGTTGCTCCGCCGTTGGCCTACTGTCAAGCCAGGCCACAAGGATCATCACGCCCCATATCGGGAACGTGAGACAGATCGCCCCGCCCAATATCCCCAACGCCTCAACGCCCGTCATTGTTTAGCCCTTGCGAACCTTGCCGCGTCTGCCGCCTCCAACGCTAACAAGTGATCCCGCCAGGCGTTACCGCTTGCGATAACCTCCACGGGAACGGGAGCTAGATCACACTCTAAAGGTAACGGGTCACGGGTTAGCACGTCGAACGCCTCGCGGCGACACTTGCCCGCGTATGTCTGCCACGCCTCACCAATATCGCCGCCAATTTTCGCGGCACGTTCGGCCCGCTTAGCCTCCGCCTCATGCGCCTTAGCCCATGCCGCGAGATCAGGCTCCACCCGCTTACGCCGCGCCATCACCTACCCCCAAATACGTCGAGAATATCCCGCAACATATCGGCGGGAGTATCATTCTCATGCTTGACCGCATGGCAAGGTAGGCAGATATCGCCAGGGAATAGGTCAAGCGGGGCAACCTCAACCCCGCAAGCCTGGCAGATTACCGCGCCGCCGTTCATGCCGCGAACCATACATGCCCGCCGTCCATATAATGATCCATGTCTAATTCATCGGCTAGCACGTCGTAATCGAAATAGCGCGCTAGATCACCTGGCAAGCCCGCAAGCATGCCCGTTGCCTCCGCGTAATCCTCCGCATAGGCCCGCATACTTGACCATTCCCCCCTATAACGGTCCTCATGCTCCGAAACTAGCTCCGCTATATCAGTGATATATCCGCCCGTGTTATACCATGCCGCGAACACCTCCAACACCTCCATGCCCTCAACCTCCACAAGATCCGCCGCGTTAGCGTAAAACCCGCGTAGATCCCTAAACCCGTGGAGAACATTCTCGACGTCTACTAGCTCCCATTCATCACCGCCGCAACGCTTACACCCAACGAACGCCGCGCCGCTCCCGTATGTCATGGCCTCGCCTTGCCCGCCGTAAGTAATTAGCTCCGCCTCAACCTCCGCCGCCGCAACCTCCGCCGATATCCACTTACCCAACCCGCGCCCCTCATTATGGCAAGCCATACAAGACACACAAATACTAGACACTGATCTAGACACAATTACCCCTCCATGTTGTGAACGGGCAACGCCTCCGCGCCCGTAGTAGTGAGATTATCTCACCGCCGCGCCCGTGTCAAGCTATGACGCTTACGCCCCCGAACGGGGCAACACGGGCCACCCGCCACCAACTAAGCGGACACCGCCCCACAAATAGCCGCCAGGTCCACCGAACCCCACGCCCATAAAACCGCGTCACCCTCCGACACGTCAGACGCCCCACGCCCCACCATTACACCGCGCATACGGTCCCGATATACCTCCGCATAATAACGCCCATCATATTCATAACTCCGCATAAACAAACTAATCTGATCCATAAATAACCCCTTGTGAACGGCAACCCCACGGCCCCGTGATCCACACACTAAAGCAAGCTCCACCAAATAGCAATCTTATTTTCAGAATATATCAGCGAACACGGAGAGTAGTCACTAGATCACAACACGCGACACGCCAGTCCACACGATAGGCGACACTGAACCATATCTACTAAACACGGAGAGTGGGGGCTTATTCACGCTTAGTAGTGGGTGTGGGTGGGGGTGGCCGTGTCTCGATCAGTCTCGAACGGGCCAGGATCAAACGCGGAGAGTGGCCGGACCAACGCGCAGCGCACACACGCAGGCGGGGGTATGCCTGAGCACTCCCCCATACATATACATATTAGGGTTGCTCTCTATATGTGGTTTTGTGACTACTCTGAGTGGTGGGGTGTGTGGCTGCTTGACTCCACCTTGGGAGGTGGGTTTGGGTTGGTTGGTGGTTGAGTTGATATTCACATACGTGTGTGTATGTCGAATTCCTGTGAACTGAGGAATGATGTGTTGCTCCCCCCACGGTTCGCTCTAAAGAGCGCAAGCGGGTGGGGATCCTCCCCGCCATCGCCGGCGTCCGGCTCGAGGACGGCGTGGTGGAGGACCGAGTCTTAATTTCGCTCGGCTACGTGGTGCTGGCGCTAGTGCTCGTGCCCTTGAGCCTCATGAACCTCGACGAGAACATGTTAATCCAAAAGATTTCCTTCTACATGATGATTTTTCTGTCGGTGGAGTTCCTCTACCAGTTCTACATGGAGGGCATCTCGTACAGCATCCCGGCCTTCGGCGACAACTACTCCCACGTCATGGGCTCCATCGTCTTCAACTATGCTTTCATCGCCGTGATCCCCTCGTGGATCAACGAGAAACGCCCCGACGTGTCCGTGCGCAACACTGGTGAGAGGGCGCGCGCTACGCGAGCGTGCCTTGGGAGGAGGAGAGAAGCGGACGCACGAGGGCACGGGGG